TAGGTAAGGCGAAGGCCTCAACAAGAAAATAGTTATTTATTCAGCTTTCAGTGTACACGAAGCGAGCCGTTAACATGGATTTGCGGTAAACTACCACCGGCTACGTAATTCGACCCTATGGGAGTTGTAGTAGATATGTGGCAAGAAAGAGTGGTAAACGGCATACCGTGCGAAAGCACCATAATAAAGGTTGTTGGATAATGTGAAGGTTTAAAACCAGCATGAAGATGTGGCAGTCACACCAAAAATTTATTATGAAGAAAGCAAAGTAACCGCAGTTTAAACTTCACAGCCAGGGAGGTAAAGCGTATGAAAATTACCCAATTCTTCCAAGGCGGTCAGTCTCCGGCCAAAGACTGAACACGTGCGACCGCGTGTATAAAAATGGGCGGTAGGTGCAGGAGGAGTCTGAAAATCCTGTTTATATAAATTGGCCTGTGAGGAAACCTTACAGGCTTTCTTTGATGGGGCTGGTCGAAAGACCCTGGTCCACCGAAAGACGAAGGAAACCTTCGTCATTATGCATGGAAAGGAACATGCAAATAGTACAAAAAGGAGTGTATTGAAATGAAATTTTATTCCGAAGAAACCAAGAAGTTTTATGACAGTGAAAAAGAGTGCGCCGAAGCTGAGAACAAGTTTGTCACCGAGCGCAACAACAAGGCGGCCGCGCGCAAAGCCGATGCAGAAAAAGTTGAAAAATCTTTTGAAGCATTCAAGGCAGCGCGCGAAGAGTATTACAAAAACCTGAATGAATTCTGTGACAAGTATGGTACTTTTCACAAGACCATTTCCGGAAAAGATATACTCAAACCGATTGACCTGTTTGACCTTTTCTTTTAAGTCATAAAAATACCCCAGCCATGCGGCTGGGGCATCTTTTTATTCTTTGTACATAGCTTGGAGAATCTTGACTTCTTTTACATCGTCAATAGCACGTTCGTGGAGATAATTATATACAGCGAGCATATCTGCGGGCGGCTCACCATTTTCGCGCCGATATTTGGTAATGACCGCAGTTACAGCATTGTGCAAAATCTGCATGTGATTGAGTTCTTCCATTGAGAGAACATAAAAAGTTTCTGCTGTATCTTTGTAATCATCTTTATATTCTAGCGCGGCACGTATGTATTTATCCGCATCACAGATTTCTTCATGTATATAGTCGCATAATTCTTTAATTATCTTCATAATTTACCTCCAGGGTGGACATTAAGTCCACCCTTTTGTTTTATGCGGCAAGCGCAGTGGTTGTGGACGGAGGATAAGCCACGAAGCGGCCAAGCGCGCCAAGAATGTACTGGCTCTGCGCGGCGTTCGACAGATCATTCTGAGCTGTACGATACTGCTCTGCAAGAGCATCATACTTGTCTTGTAACATCTGAGTTTTGATCGAGCAGCAGCACTGATCCATGTGATAACCCAGCTGCGTCAAGGACTGCTGAATTGCGTTGAATCCCTACACAACATTAATCTGGTTGGCATAATTCTACTGCATTAAAGCAGAAGTCTGCCCATTGATAAGCTGTGCGGTTTCATAGTTGTTGTTAGCGGACGAGAGGAGCACATCCCGAAGACCTGTCTGGACGGATTGGTTGTTGATAGCCTCGTTCACATATTCTGGACCGACACCACCACGTCCCATTCCGAAGCCACCAAAGCCACCGAAAAGTACGGCGATGATCAGGAAGGCACCTAACCAATCGCTACCGAAGAAAGAACCTACTCCGTTTGAATTCATGATTAAATACCTCTTTAAATATAAATTTCAGCCAAATATGACTGATTAAAACATTTTAGAACTTAAAGCTTGATTAATTTGCTCTGCGGCCGCGTTGGGATCGATACCATTTTGAGCACATACGCTCTGTGCGGTCGCCGGCAGGTTGTCAAGGTTTAAGGCTTTAAGTTGAGGATGCGTGTTTGCAAGATTTTTCATAAAAGTCGATGCATCCTCACCGCGCAGCGCGGCGCCAAAGGCTTGGAGAAGAACCGATGGCGTCTGCGCTGTTGCTGCGGGCGCGGCTTTCATGAGAGTATTAGATAGACCACTTAATAAGCTATTCATTTATCGTGAGCCTCCTTGGGTAAAATAATTTTAGATTGCGTGGGAGTCTGAAGCTTACCGAGAAGCGCTGTAATTTCAGCTTTAAAATCATTCAAATCTTTCTTTGTAAGATACATCTAATCTTCCTACTCTGGCGGCTCTTCAACTGTGAAGCGCGCCATCGCAATCTTTTTTGATGGAATGCCATTAGCATCCTTAGAAACACGGTAAAAGACATCATCATCTTTATCCATGATTATTTCTGATGAATTTGCGGCCATGCCATCTTGATATAGGCGCGCTCCCGCAATTCCTTCAACATATTGAATCTGATGAGGAACAACTACGGGCGCGGGCGCTTGAAGTGGCGGCAGCGTAGGCTGAGGCTGGGCCGCAGTAAACTGACGATATTGCCTTTGCATATCTTCAATTTGACGCTGTAACGATTGAGGGTCAAAGTTGTAGCTCATTTTAACCTCCTTAAGAATATAAAAAGACACATAATATAACAAAAATCCTACCGCGGACTAAACCTACGATAAATTTAGGCGATTTTTTGAAGTGACGTTGGGTTATTTAATTAGGTAGCCGAGATAAGATTCTCGTTGTATTATGTGCGTTATAAACAATATTAATCGGGTTCTTTACCCTTCTATTTTTAAGTGAAATTATGTGGACATTCGTACACTTTTTTGATGCCACACGTCAAAAACTCTAATTAAAATGTATTTTTTAATAAACTATTGAATCCATATATCACTAAATTATTTCCTATGATTACGAATAATTACTATTCCTGAACCACCTGCACGTCCAGCGTGTCCCCAACCATTACTTAATGCGCCACCGCCGCCTCCACCACTACCACTATTATCTTGCCCTGCACTACCGGTTGCGGGTTTGTTAGGATTGGACCAAGCCCCTACACCTTCTCCACCACCTGTTATACCACCAGAAGCTCCTGAATAATAATGTGAACCACCACCGCCGCCACCGGCTCCAAAACGAAAACCATTTAGATAACCGGTTTCACCAAAGGCATAAACTCCATCTTCCCCTTTACCTGGTAAGGGGCGAGAAGAAGAGTCGCCACGCTCTCCTCCACGTCCGCCCGCTCCGGTTGCGGTTACACCCGTACCACCACTAGCTCCGCCAGCGCCTCCAGAGGAATGTCCACCCTATTTACCACCTTTGGCTTCTTGCTCAAATGCTATAGTAGAATTACCGTCATAAGCATGAGCAGTCGCTCCACCTGATGCAGTATTGGGTGTTGATGTTGCTGGAGCAACAACAATAGAATAATTTGTAGTAGCGTCAAGAGCCTAATTTAATATAGTTATAGCTTCACCACCACCACCGCCACCTGTACCCATAGAGACGCCGCTTCCTACATATCCGCCGCTACCACCGCCGCCGACAAGAAATACATCAATATTTTTAGCATTTCTTATTTTTTGGAAGGTAAGAACACCACTTGTTAAAAATTTAATATTCCAGTTTTCAACCTTCTTATAATTATTTTCTAAAATTTCATTATCATTATCATCAACCACTTTAAAGCTTCCAGTGTAATTAAATTCAGGAACTCCTTTATTAATACCTAATGCAACACGAGCCCTACCAATCATCTTGTGGCCCTCCATACAATAATTGTTGGAATACTAATGGTTGTATTAGTTGCAGAATAAATATAAATTTTCCCGTTATCGGTTTCTGCAATTGGAGCATAATCACCACTTATTGCTTCAGTGAGACCAAAAATTACTTCAGGAACATCTTGACTTGTAACGCCATTTATTAAAATTGATCCACGATATGGAAAATCTGAATATGTATTTGTTTGTGACCAGTTACTACACTATACATTTGTTACTAAAAATTTTTTAGGTTCAACGTCAAGTCTTAATTTATCTCTTAAATTCTAACCATATAATGTTTGTGCTGTTAATGGTACTGTTGTCCCAATAAATTCTTCTGTTCCCCAGTCATTAACAGTATATGTAGAACTGATATTAATATCATATACAAATGGCTCAGTTAAAACATAATAAATATGATTATTATCATAATCATAATCTACACCCATAGCTCTAATACGTTCTAACTCAGAAGGAGAATAACTAATGGTTTCAATATTTTTTATATATTTTTTCTTATCTAAATCCATTTCATCCGCAACCAAGCCTACTGCAGGCATACTACTTGGTAAATTATATGTTGAACCATTAATTGTCCCCTAAGTAGGTAATGCAATTGTACTTGGAGCAACATAAGCTTCAAATTCCTCATCATGGGTACCAGACCAACGTGGATGTATACATATATTATTTTTATTGGTCGCAGCCACAACAACATAGCCATCCTCTTCAAATGGTATAGAAGCATTTGTTGGTAAAGCAGTTAAATCTTGATTATCTTGTACTATATAACTACCATTAGAAGGTAATGTTGCACACCATCCTATATCCAAAATAGAAGCTGCAGTAGTATCATTACTATAGGCAACATACCCATTTGTAACTCCACCAACGGCCTTACAATAACAAATAACACTGCCTTCTTCTGGAGTAATTATATGATCAGTAATAGTATAATTATTAAGATACATTGTATTTGCATCAAATTGATTAAAACCTGTTGCCTAAAAACTAGAAGGAGTAGCAGGTGTGATAGTTCCCTATGATGCCTTAGTATAATTTATTGTAATAGTGCTATTAGGAGTTGCGGCGATATATTCAACAGTAATTATATCATCTTGTTGTGGCGTACCTGTTATAACAATGCCATATGTTGCTAAATCTACAGCATTACTATCTAAATACCATGCATTAGAATTATAATTAAAATAATATGTATTAGTAGCAACAACACTAGCATTTGTTTCCCATGTTGTTTTATTAACTGTAGCAGATGAAATATTACCACTAACCGAAATATTTATTGAACTAGTTATTACATTATAAGCAGTTATTCCATATGATGCTAATGCTGGGGTCCAAGTACCGTTAGCCAATGTAAAAGTAGTTGTACCACTACTTACTACCTATGATCGCCACATGGGTTTATTTGTTATCTCTATACCAATACCATTTTCAGTAGTTATATCAAAATTTTCTGCAACTCTATTCTAAATGTTTACATTACCTTTAATGCTAACTAATTCTGCCTATCCAGACTCTAAAGATACGTCACCGCCTGATGTTCTATAAATAAATGTCCCATAAGATTGCTGAACATCAGGTGAGGTTAAGTTATCTGCTGTTGCAACATTGGTAATAGTTACATTACCGCTACTATCTGGAGTCATTGTATTGACACTTCTAATGAATTTTTCTTTAATTTTAGAATAAAAATAAGCTAAACCCGTATTATCTAAAAAACTCATTTTAATCCTCCTTATTTCAACAACGCAATTGCTTCATAAAGTAATTGAATTGCTTTTTCTCTATTGTCTATTGGAATTTGTTCAGAATCTTCTTTTGCTGCGAATTTATTCCAATCATTTATATCGCCATAGAATAAATCAAAATCAAGATTGCTTGAATATCCATTCAGACGACCTAAAGAAGAATATTGATGCATTGTAATTTTATCAAAAGGTGCGTAAGAACCGCTTTGCCAAGGTGTTGGATTAAAGCCATACTGAGGATTCGTTGCGCTCGCATATTGCGCCAACCAGAGCGGGTATCCAGCGGCCGCGAGAGTCTAAAATTCTTTCTTATGACTCTGTACCACTGAAAGGCTACAGTATATAAAAGGCTTTACCTTAGTTTCGTTATATGCCGTTTCTAAAAAAGTTTGTAAATATTTTATACCACCGCGCGATACAATCTCTGCTTCAAAGTCTGCGCACGGAATGCCATGACCCCAGTAATTGAGAGTTTGTTCTACCCAATACTTAGCTTCATTAACGGCGTTAGTGCCGGAAAGATAGTGGTAAAATCCCCAAGGTTTATAATTTGCAACTAGCCACTAAATCCAACCGTCACAATAGGGGTTCACATAAGTGGTCCCCTATGTTGACTTTACTATAACGCCGTTAATTGGATTTTGTGCAAAAATTGATGCAAGATTGATTGATGCTTGATGGGAAGATATATCAATAATATTAAGGCTCATATTAACTTTACCCCCTAAAATTATGGTTCTGCATATAATTCTTTTATAGTTAATGTGCCTTTAACGCCTGGATTTTGTGCAGCATTAAGACCTATTCCAACCTAAACAAAACCACCACCTGATATAGTAAGTTGAAGTGTTTGATCAGTTAACGTTTGATTAGCTTGTATTCGACTAGTAGATGTTATATAACTAGTATCTGACTGCCTATAAGAAGCCCATATCCAGTTTTTGGCCGCAAACAAACTTATAAACATTGTTCTATACTGAGAAGTAGTTCCTGTTGTTACAAAATCGTATTTTAAAATAATTTTTGAATATCCAGTAAGATCATTTACTAAACCACTTCCGCTCGTTCCTGCCTCGTACACCCCTTGATGTAAAGTGGTTCCACTTGTATATGTAACACCATTTTCAAGAGTTCTATATTTACCGGTAGAATCAGTACCTACTGTTGGAGCGTGCCTTGTTGCAGTATCGTTTGAATATTTCATATCAGTAGTGGACCACTATCTTGTAACTTCTGTGCATTCATCAATTGGATCACCTTTAAATAAATACAGACGATATTCAAATTCTACATATTCTGCTTGACCATAACTACTAATTACAACAGTTGCTGTTCTTGTAGCGCTTGTAGAGGCAGCAGTAATAGTATATGTTGCTGCTCTTGTTACATTAAATCTAACTCCATCTGTTATGGTTTCAGTAGAATAAGTATAATCAGGATTAATAGTAATTGTAGACCCAGCTGGAAAATGATAAGCTTTTACATCTATCGTTGCATAAATTGCATTAGCTCCTGTAACAATTATATTAGTTGCCATATATTTATCTTTACAATTTAATACTCTACTTGATATATCAACATTTGATAACATTACTTTACCTTGGCAATTTAATGTTTTGGTCATAATTCCAGACATCGTAGCAATTTCAGATCCGTTGTATGTAATAGGACAAGTTGTAATCATGTTTGGTATTGTAAGAATTGTAGAATTATTATAGGTAACAGATATACTCTATGCAAAACCATCATCTGCTGGATACCATACAGCATATAATGTAATATTTGCAGTAAGAGTTATTGGATCGCCTGGTGAATAGTCTGCTGTACGAGCAGTATTTGATGTGGCCCATCCAAGAAATGTACGATTTGTTCTAGTCGGCTCTGTTAAAGAAATTGTTGGAGATTCTCCTACGTATTGTGCCTAGATACCAGGGCCACCTACTCCACCATTGTCATTATAAGTTATTATATATGTAAATGGATTTGTAATTGTGGTAGAACCACTTGATGTACTTTGAGAGCCAGAATGGTAAGTTAAATCACCATATTCATTCATGCCACAAGATACATTTCCTGAATAACTAAATGATGTATATTGCGTTACATCAAGATCAGTAAATTCGCCGGTACCAATTGTAGTAGATCCAGACTTTACAGTCTTTGTACCGCTAGTAATAAATGCGGTTCCGTAACCCGAGGTGGCTCTTAAATAAGTGGTCATTTTGATCGTGCCGTCACTAAAGGCCGCAATCATATTTTTATAACGTACCCTTGCCCAGGAACTTTCCGATCCTGATAGATTATCAGCCCACCATGTTTCAGTTGAAGTCCATGCAGATCCTGTCCACCAACGTTGTGCAGTAGCCATTATGTCACACTCCCATCATATGTATCATAGTGTACAATCTCTGCGCTGCCAGTAACTCCAAATATAGTCACATTTTTTAAAATATTAGCTGCGACTAAATTTGCATCGCCAAGAATTGTCTATGTTCCAGTAAGATATTTTCCAGATGCAATAGTTTGATCAGTGGTTGATGGCATTATTGTCTATGCTGCCTAAGTAGATAACTATGAAGTTTTTGATCCACTTGCTGTAACTGTTCCCGCTGTACCAGCAGAAACATAACCAGCAGATACAGTTGGAGTAATGCTTTTACTACTACTTACAGTTGCAGTTATTAAACCGCTAGAACTAACACTAATCGTTGGAGTTACAGAAATAGTTGTTGCTGGCGTTGTAGCACTACCAGCCGATATAGATTTTGCCGCGGCCGCCGCATAATATCCAGCAGGCGCAGTAACAGTTGAGCCACTTGCGGTTAAATCTGCTGAACTATGTGTTGCAATATTACTTCCTACGTAATTTGATGAAATAGCCGCAACCTTAACTATACCAGTCGTATATTTTCCAGAAGCCACAGCGGTCTATTCAGATTCTGTAGGTGTAATAGTAGCTGCAGCTTGTGTACTTAACTAAGAAGTTTTAGAACCACTTGCTGTTACAGTACCAGCAGTGCCACTTGACACATAACCAGCACTTACAGTAGGAGTTATAGATTTACTACTACTTACGGTTGCTGTAATAAGTCCTGCAGCACTTACTGTAATTGTAGGCGTAGATGTAATTGTAGTAGCTGGGGTTGTAGCTGAACCAGCAGATACAGCCTTAGTAGCCTATGCTGCATAATATCCTGAAGGTATTGTTACAACTGAGCCTGATGCACTTACATTCGCTGCAGTTTTAGTTGGAATATTACCAGTATATTTTGAACCTTTAGCATATGCAGTTACACCATCTAACATCTATGCACTTGAATTAAGTGTCGCATCAGATGTATCAATACCGCCACTATGTGTACCCTAAATACCGAAAATTGACACACCGGCCGCAATATTCCCAGCTACAAGATTAGCATCTCCTTTAATTGTCTAGACACCAGTTAAATATTTACCTGATGCAATCGTCTAATCAGAAGTGGTTGGAGTAATTGTCTAAGCCGCCTATGTACTTAATTGAGAAGTTTTAGAGCCGCTTGCAGTAACCGTACCAGCCGTTCCACTTGATACATATCCGGCACTCACAGTTGGAGTTATAGATTTGCTACTATTTACTGTCGCAGTAATAAGACCTGCTGCACTAACACTAATTGTTGGTGTCGCAGTAATAGTGGTGGCCGGTGTAGTCGCAGAGCCAGCTGCAACAGCTTTAGTTGCAGTAGTCGCATAATAACCACTTGGAACCGTAACCTTTGAACCGGACGCCGACAAGTCCGCCGCACTGTTTTGAGCAATATTAGAACCTACATAATTTGAAGAAATTGCACCGACTTTTACAATACCAGTTGTATATTTACCCGAAGCAACTGCTGTCTATTCACTTTCGGTCGGACTTATCGTTGCGGCCGCCTATGTACTTAACTATGAAGTATTAGAACCACTCGCAGTGACTGTGCCAGCCGTACCTGAACTTATATACCCAGCACTAACAGTAGGAGTAATACTTTTTGAAGAATTTACTGTTGCCGTGATAAGACCGGCAGCACTAACTGTAATACCAGGAGTCACTGAAATTGTTGTTGCAGGAGTTGTAGCTGTTCCACCACTAACAGCCTTAGTTGCAGTAGTTGCATAATAACCGCTGGGAACCGTCACTTTCGATCCACTAGCAGTTAGATCACTACTACTTTTTGTAGGAATATTACCGGCGACAAGCACACCATCATTGTTATAAGCCGCATATCCCGAAAGTATAACACTTGATGCTAAACTTGCGCTCGCACCGTCAGGAACAAGTTTAGCCAAACTAATTTTTAAATCATCTGTATAACCTTTATTAATATATAAGTAGCCGCCCGACACAAGAACTGGTGCTTCAGTAGTTGCAGAAATATCAACATATTGTGTTTGGGCGCTTGAAGAATTTGCAAAAGTCGCGGCTGGTATAGAACCAGACGGTATAATACCTGCACTCCACGTGGCCTCGCCGCGCGTCGCCGTTGTGCCAGAAACCGTAGTAGTTCCTTCAATAACTCCAACGCTTGCAATACCTGAGCCAATATAGTCAGAAGGAATTGCTCCAACTTTCACTGCACCAGTTGTATATTTACTCGCGGCCACGGCTGTTTGCACTGATTCAGTAGGTGTTACTGTTTTTCCAGCCTATGTACTTAACTAATAATCAGAAGAACCAGTACATCCTATGCGCATTTCGGCTGATGTATCAATATATCCAGCCGAAGTAACATATCTCCATTGTCCGCCTATACTCTATGCAACATGCACAACACCACTAGCATTGACACTAAATTGTGGCGAGAAAGAAATATCATATTGAGTTCCAACTGCTGCATTAGACATAGTCTTAGTTACTGCACTTGAATAATATCCAGATGGTACAGTTGTTGTTGGACCACTAATCGTTACATTGGCGGCGCTACGTGTTGCAATTCCAGACCCCACATAAGTACTCGAAATTGCCCCAACCTTTACGGCGCCGGTCGTAAATTTTCCAGCGGCGACGGCTGTCTACTGCGTTTCAGTCGGTGTTATCGTTGTACCTGTCTAAATCGACAAAGCAGAGGTCGCCGTACCGCTTACTGTTATCGTTCCAGCCGTGCCGCTATTAATATAACCAGCACTGATAGTAGGCGTAACAGATTTAGAGCTTGCCGCAGTCGCTGTAATAACACCCGTCGAAGTATTTACAGAAATTGCTGGATTTGCAGTAATCGTTGTTGCAGGAGTCGTCGCAGTACCCGCTGCAATGGCTTTGCTCGCGGCCGCGGCATAATAACCAGCTTGCGCCGTGACCACCGAGCCAGAAGCCGAAAGATTTGAAGAAGTTCTTGTTGGAATATTTGATCCAACATAATTACTACTTATTGCATTCACCGTTACAGAGGAAAGTAATTTACCAGAATCTGGAAATACGGTCTACTTTGCCTCTGTTGGTGATATAGTTTTGTCCTGCACCGGTGGGGTGGTCTCAATTGCATTAATTGCAGAGATAAACTCTGACGGGTATGTTAATGAGGCAGTAGTACCACCTTTAACTCTAATAGCATCAGCTATTGAAGTTAACTCGGTATCAGTTGTTAAATAATCAGCCATTAGAAACTCACCCCCGATGCTGACGGTAATTGCACGGCCGCCCATGCTCCATTTGTTACACGAAGAACTTTTCCATTATCAGAGGAGGTTACTGAAGGAAGTTCCTGAGTTTCTGCACCCCAATAGGTTGAAGTTCCATTTGTTTTTAAAACCTATCCGCTCGTGCCGGCGCCATAGGTACTACCGCCCGCGGCGGTTGGCGCAGAAACTGTTGTTACTTGTATTTTACCTGCAAACGCATCGCCAACAAGACGAGTTGCGCCGTTTACAATAAGATCTTTAAGTTGAGCCAAGTTTCTACCTCCTTTTAATATTCATAAAGGGTATTTTCTTCAACTACATTTAATTTATTTAATGAAACCGTTGAAAAATTTTCCCAAAAAGTATCTGATTTTAATTGCCCTTGTTTTGTAATTGTGGTTTTAATTGTGTTTTCTGTAATTTCTCGTAAACTAAGATGATAAATTTTTGCTGTAACATTCGTTCCAGAACTGCCTGTCCATTGATTTAATATTCTTAAACGAACATAAGCTGTTTTATTATCATTTGTTGAAGATATAACTTGATTTAAATTTACTGTACCACGTACTCGCTATTTTGATTTAGCAGTATTAGAAGTTGCAATTTGATAAATACAACAGCTATTTGAACCTGTGTTTTTATTTATATCATATCGCTCAATGCCAACATAAAAATAATTACCTGCATCAGATTCAAATACTATGTCATACTCAAATGTATGGGTACAATCTTGAATTGGAATATATTGTTCTGTCGCGGCTGGCCACTTATATCCAGTAAATAATAAATGGTCTGTATTTAAAATTACATTAGTTCCATCTATTTTAACAGAACCTAATCCTTGTAATAATTCCACACTCATACTTCAACCGCCTCCCTTACATAAAGATTATTCCCTCTGTCACAAGACGCGGTATTTTGATAAAGTTCTAAAATATCATCTGATGAAAGAGTTGTAGCATATATTCGAAAATCTGAAAAATATGACTAATTACTACGCCAGATTCCACCAGCTTTTGAAAAACCAATTACTACACCAATAAAAGAATCAAGTGTTTTCGCTGCACTAAATGAAGCAGTACTACTTTGTACTCCATCTTTAAAAACCCTACCAGTCTAACCATCATAAGTTATTACATAATGATGCCACTCATTTGCTGTAGGAGAAAATGATGGACGACATTGTGTAGCACTTGCTGAATCATTTATATCAATTGTAGAATCTCTATGGTTCATTGCACTTGCTTGATAATCAGAGCCAACTGAAGCATCTCCAAAAGTATAATTTGTAGTACAAAACTATCCCTATCCAGTTCCACCACCATAACCTGCAATTGGTTTACACCAAAAAGCAACTGACATCTAATTTGGGTTGGTTAAACCACAGTGTCCATAAATATATCTAGTGCCAGATGCAGTATTAGTAGTATTATCAGCGCTATTAATAAATGTTGCATAATTATATTTTGGAGTATTATCACTTATTTCAATTGAACCATTTGTATTATAAGCATATAATTCACCATCGTTGCCATAACCAGAACAGTCATAAACTTCTCCAGAAGAACGTACTCCACCAGGACCAGCATAACCAGTGGCGTGATCTTTTGTTTCTAATTGCATATTAGCAAAAAACCAAAAATTGGAAGTATTAGAAATATGATTTCCATTTCCAATTCTAATATATCCCCATTGAGCATCATTAGCTGAAGTACCATGAAAAGTTATTTCAATATGATTCCACTTGTTGGGAGTCACAGGGAAAAAACCATATCCACTATATGAACCATTAATTTTAATTCCATCACAGATAACTTTATAAGTAGCAGTACCACTTCCACTTCCTAATGGATATGGCCCAAGATAATTTCCAATAGTTCCATAATAATCAAAACTTAATGTTTTATATGCTGGAGCATTTGTACCATCAGAAGTATACATATTATTAACATACACATATGGAAAACAACTATTATCATTTGTACCCATGTATACTTTTGTACCTTTTTTCCCTTCAAAAGTGGTAACAGTTTTATACATATCTGTAGTTACGCCATAGCTATATTTTTTTGTTGCGGCATTATAACAAGTAGAAGATAAACAATCATCTGTTGTAATTAAGTTAGTAGTAGCTTCAATATAAGGATTATCAAATTTATAATGTAAAATAAGACCTTTAGAAATTTCTTTTATCTCTTTTAAACTTAAACAATGATCATATATACGTACATCATTTAATTTTCCATTTAAATAATTTCCATAACCACTCCCATTAGTCTAAGAAGCGCCTATTGAAGTAATATTACCCCAATAAGAAGATGCAATTGCCTAAGCCTTTGTTTCTTTATATATTCCATTAATATAATAAGATACATTTGTTCCATTATATGTAATAGTTAAATGAAACCATGTATTAATAGGATAAGTATAAGAAGTAGTCCATTGTAGAGCACTACCCCCCGCATCAATTCGTAATTTTCCTCCAATAAGAAAAATTGCAAATCCAGAACCGACACTAGTTCTATCACAACAAATATTCTAAGTTTGACTTGATGAAGTTGAATATATCCATACACTTACACTATAATTATTATTAAAAAAATTATAATTTGAATATAAATAATTACTACTACCATTAAAAGAATAACATTTTCCAATTTTCCCAGAATCATTAACAATAGCACCATTATTAGTTACACTAATATTGGTCAGCCCATTATTCTATAAATCCCCATTGAGGGGAAGCCATACTTGTAAACTCATATAACTTCCTCCTCATGTTGACGGGAATATTAAATCTATCGAATCCGTTGTAGAATTATAATGCCAATAAGATTCCACACTATCTAATTTTGTCTTATCTGTTGCACTCATTAAACCCGCGGCCGACTATGTAACTATATCACTTGCATAATTTCGCACTGCACCATCTTTATACCAATATATTGGATGTGTTGCAGATAAATGTATTTTTGAAGTGCTAATTGCAAATCCTATATATACATACACTTTTCCATCATCAGTAGTAGGTAAAGTCTATGTCCACCATGTATCATCTAAATAAAATAATCCATTAGTGACTGTTCCTACAAGATAAACATATCCACCAGCAGTCAGAGTTGTTCCACAATTTGTACTATATCTTAAATCAATATCATAAGAAATATAATAATAAGAACTTGTTGAATTGGCTCCGGCCGCAATTGCCGCACTGCCGTTATAATAATATACATTTGGTAATCTAAATCCAACAGTATTTTTAGTATGGCTACTAGTTCCATCCTACAAGACAAGACCTTGTATAAGGCCACTAGAATCCACCATAAATAAATTATATTGATGAACACCATTAGTTCCAGCCTTTGGATAAATTGCACCAGTATATAAATCTTGGATAGTAGTTGTATTGGTATTGGTATTATATGTATATACCATATCCCAACAGCCGCCACTAACTCTTGATTCATTATAAATTAATAACCATGTTACATTTACATTAAACTCGGTTGTAATTCTTGTATTAACAGCCGTAGTACTATATATTGGTTTAGCACCAAGGCCATTTACATTTATAGTACAACCAGAAGCAGATTTTACTTTTGTGTTCGTAATATAACACATTACACCACTTCTTAATTCAGTTATACCCTCAATAGTTGCTTTAAAGGCGGTTGATGTTGAATCAAAATCTGTTGTACCAAATGGAATTAACTATCTACCAAGTTTATCTTTAACATCATATGCATCTGTACTTGGAAGTGTAATTTTTGAAATATCATCTGTTACTGGAACAGTTTCACAAACTTTAAATGTAGTAGTTGCAGTTAATTGGGAAACAATTAAAAATGTTGCAGTTGATGGAACCTCTACAAAACTATTGACTGCACCAGTTACTGGTGTACCAACAAGATAAGTATTTGTTCCACTTGTTGGTACATCAACTGAAGTCTACCATTGATATACAGGTTGCGCAACATCTGAAATTGTAATAGCCGAAAGAGAAAGATATAAAACATCACCGGCTGTTACAGCATATTTATATAATGTATAAGTCGAACTACTTGCACAAAGACCGGCACTGCCAGTTAAGCGATACTTAGCAGTCGCCGCACGTCTTTGTATTTCCCATACAGCTTTTCTTCCAGAGATATCAGCCATTGGCTTAACACCTCCTTATTAAGAATCAGGCGTAACTGTAATTGTTGCCTAAGTTCCACTAAAGGTCGGCTTAGAGACAGTACCAGAAGCAGTTGTTGTACCACTAAGTTGTACTTTTGTACCACTAAAGGTGGGTTGAGAAACTGTACCAGAAGGCGTACCAGAAACACTGACACTTCCCTCAGTACCAGTAAATGTGGCTGTATAGCTGCTTGGAACAGCAATATTACCAGTTACAAGTCTTACACCCGTACCACTAAACGTAGGTTGAGAAACTGTACCAGATGGAGTCCCTTCCACACTTATTGTCGCGGCCGTGCCACTAAAAGATGCGCTATTAGGAACTGAAATATTACCAGTTACAAGACGTACTCCAGTGCCGGTAAAGGTCGGTACAGTTGCAGAATAAGCCGCATCACCTGTTTTAACAGTAGTATTAGCGCCTTTTGTCGGTAATTCGCCAGCAGACCATGTAATTGTTAAATTTTCATTAGTAACAGTAGTAGTTAAAGAAGGTAAAGTACCAACTGCTGTAATAGAATTAACAGTAGTTGTACTACCAGCTGTTGCTACACTAATTACGGGCGCAGCCACGCTACCAGCAGGCGTATATGTCGCTGTACCGGTTGTAGATGACACGGCCGCAGTTTTATTTGTATTTGATAATGTTACACTACCAGCCGGTGTATAATCACCGGTAGCCGTCATTGCGCTGCCGCTAAATGTCGGTTGCGTAACTGTACCAGCGGGGGTATATGTTGCTGTACCTGTCGCAGATGCAACAGTTGCAGTTTTATTTGTAGTTGCATTAGTAGTTACTGTTACAGAGCCAGATGGTGTAAAGCTACCAGTTGCACTCATAGAATTACCACTAAATGTTGGCTAAGAAACAGTACCAGCAGGTTGATAATTACCAGATGAACTATTAGTTGCACTAATAGCTACACTACTTTCTGCCCCAGTAAATGTTGGTTGCGTTACAGAGCCAGCAGGTGTATAGGTAGCACTTGCAGTATTGGCCCACGCTAAATTTCCAAGTGCTGAAAGGTCACCAAGTTCAATCCATTTAGTACCATCATATACAAATTCCTTACCACTATAAACAACTAAATAACCTTTTTTCGCAGTAACATTATTACCATTGATTACAATAGTAGATGTAGTTGAACCATCAGTAAGAACAGTGGTGGTTTCTCCCATAAAAGTAACCCCACCTGCTATAGCACTTTCTATGGCAGCTATATCGGCACGAGCCTTAGCATCTTTTATATCATACTAAGTACCAGATGGTAATGTAATTTTTGATATAGTCGGATTATCAGCCATATCTTATTAGCCTCCCTCAAGAATATAATCTGTTTTTGATAAAATTAAATTTTCTTCATTTTCAATATCTAAAAAACAACTAATTTTATTATTCCAAAATTCTCTTTCTGCATCAGTTAAATGAACTTGAGTGTTTGCGATATGTCGCAATAAAGCAGTAGTCATTTCATCTGTAACAAACGGCATATCAATTAAATATGATGTACCATCCCCGACTTTAATTCCAGCTACATAAGTGGGATTGCCTACGTCATCATAAATAACTTTATAATCACTATAAACATAAATCGTAGCTCGCTCGGCAATTAAATATGTTTGAGTATTCCAAGCATAAGTTGTATCATAATAAACTTGCCCTAAACCCAATTCATGAGTAGTTTTATTGCCAATTAAGTCTACTCCATTAATCTTTGGCCGATTAACTAATTTATTATAATCATGCTCACGATCAACGTTAATTTCTCCAAAATGTGGATGAAAATGTTGTTCTTGCTGAACAAATCTTACTTTAAAGCCAGGGTCTTCTCTAAAAGCAACCCTTATTCGCATGACCCAAGTACCTCATCATTAATGACATTTTGAACAGAAACTTCGTACTCTTCTGTAGCCAATGCAAGATCATTTACTGTTAAAGCACGTAACTAAATTTTAATAGGCGTTTTACCACCTTTAAATAATTTAGTTTCTTCTTGCGTTAAAGTTACTGATGCTATATATAAAATTTCATCATCTAATTCTTTAGAAGAAAAATAAAAATCTTCTTTACTTTTCTTTAATATTTCTATACCCTACTAGGCATAATAAACATTTAATTCTTTAAAAGTGCTGGGGTCGACACCTTTAAATTCAAATTTATGTGTGGGAGTCGTTGCTCTATACATAATAATACCCCCTTTAACTCATTATAATATCTATATCTGCGCTTGAAATAACTGGACTCCATGCAAGATCATCAGTATCATCATTAAGTTTTACTAAAACACCAGCATTACCACTTGGAAAAGCAAAAACCGGTGCTGTTGTCCATTGATCATTACCTTCATATTTTAAAAATTGATTAGTAAGTTTATTAGAAGGAGATACAATATAATTACCAGCCACTTGAGCATTAATATTTGTTCGTGCGATTGCCTATAAACTTGGAGTAGCCATTAAAGTTGGCTAAGCGTGTCCATATGATACAGCGCTAAGTATTACATTAACACTACCCTCTTCAGGTGAAATATTATCAACACTACAAACTTGCCCATCACCGTTTAATCCGTTCCAAAGTATAAAACTAGAAGATGCCGCAGTTGTTTCATCATAAAATGATACAACATACCCAGTCTATTCTTTATCTCCCTCAACTGTCCGAGATGTGGGCATAGTACCATTATACTACATTCCTAAACCTTTTAAACCATCCCAAACGGTAAAAAATGATGTAGCATTTGTAGACTCATTAAAAAGTTCAACTACATTACCAGTTTGTGTTAAATCTATATTGCCTACTCGAACATTGTGTGATGTAGGAGTAGTGCCAACTAAGTTGACACTAGTTCCTTTAACATAAGGTATCTCTACCCATTCATCATTTAGTTTAACATTAAAAATAGGGAAAGTATTCATTTATATCACCCCTAACTACTTGATGCAGGTGTTGGTTCTGCACTTAAACTAATATATGCAATAGTCTCAGTTTCGCCTTCCCCTACAGTACTTGTTGCCGGTAAACTAATTATATAAGGTGCGAAAGCCGATGCACCAGATATAGTAGTAGTAAAATATAAACCATCAACACCCTCAAATATTGTAGAACTGGCTAATGCCGCAGAATCAATTGTAACTGCATTAGATGTAGATTCAAAACCACGGCGCCCATCTAGTGATACTGATGCTGCAATCGCGGGAGTTGAAATCATCGCTTGAGATAAGGGAATCATCCAATCTAATCTATTAGTAGCTGCAGCAACACCTTGACCTAAAATAACTATATTACTTTCAGAAGAAGACTTACCGCCAAAACATCTAAAATATCTCTAACATTTCTTTAATTCTTCGTGATAAGCAGGAGCTAAATCATAACCCAGCGTACTAGTATCACTACCAACTTCTAATTTTACTTTACGAATATGTATTTCTCTATCTTCGGTTGTATCTGATTCCCACGGATCCCCTAACCACAAAATACAGAACGTTAAATACATCTTAGAATTAACTGTATAAACTCTAACTCCAATACCCCAACCAGAGTTTTCAGCTACTTGTATCTAATTATCTGAAATTGTACTTGTCTGATATATAGGACATATTAAATTAAATTGTACTGTTGAATAAATTTCTCCATCAAAACTATAATTAATTGCGGCTATGATTGGCTATCCACTTAAAATTTTCCATGAATCATCATTAATATACTATCCAAGAATAAAAGATTTAGTAGGGTCTACTGGACTTGCAGCAGATATTATCAACTCACCTTCATTAGCTGTAATAGTACGGTTTTGATTACCTTGATCTTCTATTATTGTCCACCTATCATAAATATATGTTCCAACTGTAGCAAGATTATTACTACTTCCATTAAAATTAGTGGTTCCTCTCTAATTAATTAAAAACCAGCCATTATCTACAAAATTAGTTCTTGCTAAACTTTCATCTGTTAAAAAGCTTCCTAAATCAATTAATTTATTATCATCAGGGAAATAATTGGTTTGATTTAATCTTATAACCTATACTGCTGTATTTGCAGATGTTAAAGAATTCTATACACTACTATCTAAATCACTGCCAGGAATACCATTAGTGGGTTTATGATAATAATAAGTAGAATTTTCTCTCGGGGCTATACCTAAAGTTTCTAGACTTAAACTTCCACGAATGGGAACATTATTAATTTGCGGAATTGTTTCTACATTTATATCATTAGTATAAGATATAGAATCTTTCCAATAATAATTGGTAACCTTTTCATACGAATTACGAATGCTTAATTGACCACTTGCGCCTTGACTACCATTAGTAATCTATAATGTAGCATTTTTAATAACAGCTGTACCTGCAGTGCCACCGCCACCACTAATATTTGGAGAACCTTTCTAACTAACAAGGGTTTCAGTATCTTCAAATAATTGAACAGGCCCCGCAATTATACCATCAGACCCGGTAGAAGAGTAAGTAGCATTACCACCACCGGTACCACCAGTTGCTATAATAATAGCTTCAGTTTCGCCGTATACTTTTAAACTTGTAGATTCACCATTGCCACCTTTGCTTGCAGTTGTTTCTTGCGTAGAAGCACTAACACCACCTGCACCTGGATTACCAACTATAATTTGATAAGTTTGTGATGTAGATAATAAAGGCTATTTTAATAAAGTAGTAACATTTCCACCGCCACCTTTACCACCATTAAATGCTCGTTGACTAGCACTACTTTCATAATATCCATAGGCGCCACCGCCACCTCCACCAGCACCAACTGCACAAATATCAATATTATCAATATTGCCCCAATCATATACTGTTAAAAGGCCGCTTTCCCAAAAATTAATCTACCAATTACCATTTTCATCTGTAGATATATTAAACATTCCGTTATAGTCAAATTGCGGTAATGTTATATCTCGACGATTTCTATCAACAAATAAGAAACCTTGATCATCTGGCAATTCAGGATTTGGAATTTTCGTATCTATTTTTGCATCTAATAACTATACTTCTGTTTCAAAACCTTCGATTCGACTCGCAGCAGCATCTGCGCGTTCGGCAGCTGAAGCCGCCGCGGCTGCAGTTTCTTCAATATTTTCTTTCATGGCTTCTAATCCATATACTGCAGAGCCAATAGTGCCTTCATCATATATATCACTATGATTATAAAAAATCTAATCTGCTGTTGCATAAACAGGAGTGTTGCTACCTTCTGTATTTAACCATACATCATAATATGCAGACTCATAATAGGTAATTGCAGAATTATATGTAGCATTAGAACCAACTGCAATATAATCTTCAGTTAAATCATTATAAATATATAATTTACTACGAGCACTTTCAAAATCACTAGCATTAGTAATCATCGCGGCTGGTAAATAAGAAGGAGGAACTTCACTACTTACCCATACTGTATCAACGCCTCGTTCTCCCTAAAGACCACGCTCACCCTGTGGTAACCCAAACTAAAAATGATAGATATTGCCAGCTGAATCAAATGTTTTTTCTACAAAAGCACTACCAGTTGCATTTTCTGCACCGACTGTTAACTATGATAACCCTAATGCAGATGTCGCGGCAACTTCAGAATAATATTTAGCATTGTCCTCAGCTCTATCCTCATCAGGTATTCCAGCTCTAGTACCTCTGGCCCAAGCTTCTGATTCATTAATAATAAGATCAGCATCATTAACAACTCTCATTAAATACCCAAATTCATTGGATGAAATTGCTTCAGGGCCAATATTTGGTGATGCCATAATTAACAAAATAAATGAAGCCGAAGATAAAATTGGTACTTCCTAATCTTGCTCAATGCTTACGCTACTATCATACTCAACAATATCAGCATATGCTCGTCCTGCAACTCTCAATGTTTCTGCATCTAAAGTAACTAGGACCGCGCCAACATTAGGCTCTTCTGTAACAACTGTTGCATCAAGCATTGTTACCTTACCATCTGGTTTTCGACACCTAAAGAAGACACTATGCGAAGGATCAACTTGATATTCTACATTATTTTGAGTTAAATGAACTAAAATATCTCTAGTACCAGTATCTCCCTATTTTGCAGCAATAGTTGTATAAGCAGAATTTGCATTTATATCAAGCATAATTTCTTGCGTATAATTTACTGCCATTCGTTTAATCACCTCTTTATGGCAATTCTTCCTCAGAATAAAGTGGATGTTTAAACCCAACCACTCCAAAAAATTGACAAAATTTAAAATTTATGATATAATTTTTTTGTAAAAAGAAAAAGGAATATTATAATATAGTATAATTATTAGTTTTAAATTATAAGTTCTTTTTGGCAAAGGAGGCCTGTGTATGCCAACATATTATGATCAAAATGGAAAAATTACAACTGCGGCCAATGTAACTTTTGGCGAGTGGAGAAAAACAGAACCATTTGTAGGTACAGATGGAATTTATGTTCCAACCAAAGAATATTCCTATGATGACGCAATCTCTTATCGGCTTTTTATGACCAAAGAGATTTTTCAAGAAGCATTCAAAGAATACATTGTGAAAGAAGGATTGTTAAATGTTCAAAGTAAAGAACATTAAAGGAAATTATAATGCCTAAATTTATAGATATGACAGGATGGATAATGTCTGATCATGGTATTATAGATAGTCGTGTAACCGTTCTTAAATTAAGCGACAAAAAAGAAAAAGACGGACATAAATTATGGATATGTCAATGTAATTGTGGCAATATTTTTGAAGCAGGTGGATCAAACTTAAGACGAGGTAGTATTAAATCTTGTGGATGTTTAAATAAAGAAAAAGCTAGTCTACGAGCACAAATTAGAAACAAAACTATTAAACCAGGTTTTATTGATATGACAAATTGGGCTATGAAAGAACATGGAGTACCAACTAGTAAATTGACTGCTGTCAAATATTTAGGTAATAGTATATGGGAATGTAAATGTGAATGTGGTAGTATATGTTAGGTCAATAGCTCAAATTTGCGTAATGGTAATACACGCTCATGCGGATGTTTAACATCTATAAATGAAAAATTAATTCGAGATTTATTAATTAAACTCAATATTACTTTTAAAGAACAATATTCATTTAATGATCTAAAATTAAAATTGTGTTTACGTTTTGATTTTGCAATTATAAATAATGAACAATTAATATGCTTAATTGAATATCAAGGTAAATAGCATTATGATGGCACAATATTTGGAGCAAGTAGTAGGAAATCTGACCCCATAAAAAAAGAGTATTGTTGTCTACATCATATTCCATTATATGAAATTAAATATACTGATAATACAGAAATAAAACTATATGAAATTTTAATTAAAGAAGGTTTATATGTTCAAAGTTAAAAATATTCAAACTAATCAAATTATTACAGTATTAAGTGTATACTGCGATGATTATTCTAAAAGTTGGTTCCTTATTTGGGAAAATGATTCATGGCGATGGCGGCCGGCTGATAATTTTGTACCACCAAATTATGAGCCAAAAAAGAGAACCATAATCGCAGGTTCTCGAAGTTTTGAAAACAAGCGGCTTGCATATGAAACACTTGCACAATATAAAGATCAAATAAAAACTGTCGTCTGTGGCGAAGCAAAAGGTGCAGATACCATCGGCCGCATGTGGGCAGAAGATAACGGAATTAAAGTAAGTTCATACCCCGCAGACTGGAAAAAATATGGACAGGCCGCCGGATATGTCCGAAATAAACAAATGGGCGATACAGCGGATATGTTAATTGCCTTTTGGGACGGTACATCACCTGGTACAAAACACATGATTGAATATATGAATGAACTTGGAAAGGAGGTTCATGTAGTACATTATGACAAATGAAGAGTTAATTAATAGCTATCCATGGCTAACACCACGCAATGTTTGGACAGATGAGATAATCGATGCTTATAATTGGACTTTATTAGACAATGTTCCAGACGGTTGGCGCAAAGCTTTCGGTGAGCAAATGTGCGAAGAAATGAATAATGAAATACTCACATGGTCAAAATCAACTTATGATAATTTTCGTATAATGCAAATTAAAGAAAAATGGGGAGTATTAAGAATTTATACTAACTTTAGTTCAGAAAAGTTAGAAGAAATTATTGCTAAATATTCAACTACATCACGTGTCACATGTATACAATGCGGCCGCCACGCCAAATGGATAAGTCGTGGTTGGATATCTCCATGGTGTGATGATTGTGCTGTAAAAAGATTAAAAGACTATGGCTGCGATGATGACCAATTTCTTGATAAATATTATTCAATACAAAATTATTATGAAAAAGAAGGAGAATAATTCTCCCTCTTTAAAAATGCTTTCCGGCCGCGGGCTATGTACGAAATAAAGAGATGGGTGATATAGCTGACTCATTAATTGCTTTTTGGGATGGTAAATCACCTGGTACTAAGGATATGATCGAATATATGAAAAAACTTGGTAAATCTACCGAGATTATAATGATATAAAAAAAAGAGAGGTATTAACCTCTCTTTTAAAATTGTTCACCGGTAGCATAATCTAGACTACCCGTATATTTAATGCCACGCGCGTATGCAGTAATACCATTAAACAACTATGTTGAATCAATTAATGTTGCATCATTAGTATCCATATACTAACTAGGTATACTATTAACTGTAATATTTTCTTTTAATAAATAATCAGTGGTCTATAATACCTACTATTCTAATGACGGTGTAACAATAGTTGGCCCTGTATAAATTTCTTCTGCAGTCCGTGTAATAATTGCCATGTCAAGATCGACTTTAATAATATCATCTGACACAGCACACAGATCAAAATCTTGTGTCTTTGGGTCGGTTGTACAACATACATCAATATCATTAATGTAAATCAAGTTAACTCCTCTTTAAGCAATTGCTTTTCCAAATTAACATTCACAACTTTTGTCGCAGCACGCTTGAGTACATTACCGCTATAATAAGTCCAGTTAATCTGCAACTCAATTACTTTATCCATAACAAATTTAAATGACTCGGTTTGTGTTAAAGTAACCTCAAGGGTTTTACTGTCCACAATCCTAACATCTGCATTACTTTTTGTTAGTACAAAACCGCCCTATTTTAAAGTTACATATATACTTGATGCCGTAGTAAAGTCAACCTAATCTGCTTTCCTTACTCGCAATGTAAAAGTTGGAGTTGTTCCAATTACCATTATACTCACCTCACATAAAGGTCCATCTGTGAATAAGTAGAGCCATAATCACAAAACTTGATTTTTTTCACGATTTATGATATAATAATAGTATAAAATGGAAAGGTGTGATTAAATGATTTATACTTCATACTTTGGTAAAATTAAAAAAATGCCTGAAAATTTTGAACCAATATGTATATCCTTAAATAAACCTAACTATTTTCATGGTATTTGGTTTGTATCTTTGGCACCAGAGAAAAAGTTACTACAATGGTGGCACTCAACAGAAAATAAAGATGAAGCATTTTATACAGAGGTATATATGCGGATGCTTGAAAAATATGATGCGGCCGCGATAGTGCGTAGAATTGAAGAAATAGCAAAAGATAAAATTCCTGTGCTTGTCTGCTATGAAAAAGATGGTTTTTGTCATCGTCATTTGGTCGCGCGCTGGCTTAATGAAAATGGATACGAATGTGAGGAATGGGAACCATGACAATAGGAATAATAGGAAGTATTTCTGTAGGATTAATTTCCTGCTTTATCTCTTTTTGGCTTGGATTTATAATAAGGGGATGGTTTGATGAATGAGTATATTTCTATAAATGAACTATCAAAATTTTTATCAAAAGAAATAATTGACACCTTACCTCATACAGATGTAATAAAATTACAACATGGAAAATGGGAATATGATGGACGATTTTGGCTGTGTTCAGAATGTGGCGCATGGGAACATTTTGAAGAAGATTTAACCATATATTGTCCATATTGTGGCGCAAGGATGGATAAACAATGAATAATTATGATATAAATGATATTCAATCTCTTTCTTTTAAAGAAGGAGTGCGAACCCGTATACAGATGTATCTTGGGTCTGATGACCTTGATGGTACATATCAAGCCTTTAAAGAAATAATTAATAATGCCACCGATGAGGCACTTGCCGGCTTTGGAAATAAAATTGAAATCACTGTTAACGAGAAAGAAAACTCATTACAAGTTCGTGATTACGGGCGCGGCGTTCCCTTTGGAACGAGAGAGGATGGAGAAAATGTTCTTGTTTCTATCTACTCTAAATCACATACTGGTGGCAAATTTGAACAGGGTGCTTACAAAAATGCGTCGGGTCTTAATGGCATCGGCGCCAAATGCGTCTGTTTAAGTGCCTTAAAATTTGAAGTGCATAGTTATCGTGATGGAATAGAAGCCATAGCCTATTTTAAAAAAGGTGACTTAATTTCTTATAAAGAAATTAAGACCACCAAAATTAATGGTACAGATATATGGTTTATCCCTGACCCTGAAGTCTTCAAAACGGGCGAGATAGGCTATTCATATGATAAAATTTGCGAAGACATAAAAAATATTTCATATCTTTACAATGGAGTCACTTTCACCATTACAAATGCGGCCACAGGTAAAAAACAAACTTATTGTGCAAAAAATGGTATCATTGACTTTGTAAAAGATAATGTTGTAAAGCCTATTCATAAACATATTATTTATGATTCTATAACAGATGAAAATGGCGATAGGCTTGAAATCGCATTTCAATGGGGAGCAGGACATGAGGCTCCTTATGTCTTTGTTAATGGCCTTCGGTGTCCGGAGCTTGGATCACCAGTTACTGGTGCAAAAACAGCCATTACCCGTGTATTTTCTTCGCTTAGTGGACAAAAGTTTGATGGAGACAGCATCAGAAATGGTTTGTTCTATGTCATCAATTGTACTGTGGCAAATCCCTCTTTTGCTAACCAAACAAAGTCCAAGATTAACAATGCAAATCTACGGACTATGGCTTCAAATTGTTTTTCCAACGCTTTAAAAATGATGAATCTTAAGTATAAAGACGAATTTGATACTGTCGTTGAATTACTTAAGAAAATTGCTAAAGCAGAAGCTGCGGCTGAACGTGCCCGCAAACAGGTACTAGAAGCCGCAAAAGATATAGAAAAAAATCAGAAGAAAAAGGTTTTCTCCTCTGACAAACTCAAAGATGCAGAGTTTCTTGGACAAGATTCCACTTTATTAATAGTAGAAGGTGACTCTGCGGCGGGTGGCATAGCCCAGGCAAGAGATTATACCAAATATGGTATTTTAGCCATAAGAGGTAAGATTCTCAACTGTCTTGCGCATCCTGAAGAAAAGATATTTCAGAATGAAGAGATTAAATTATTACTCTCTGCCATGAATATTATTCCTGGTAAATATAATGCTTCCAAACTACGGTATGGGCGCCTGGCGGTATGCACAGACGCTGACGCCGATGGTATGCATATCGGTTTGCTTATCATGGCGGCGCTTCAATATCTTGCGCCGGAATTTATTCGAGAAGGTCGACTATGCTGGCTTCGTTCACCGTTGTATATTGCTACTAGCGGGAATAAAGAAACCTACTACTTTACAGATGAAGAATTTAATAAAGCAAGAGGTAAAGTGAAAGGTGAGATTCAGCGCAACAAGGGACTGGGTTCACTTTCTCCCGAACAAGCGCGGGCGTCCATGTTTACTGATGAATATCAACGAATGGATGTACTTATGCCAACACCGGCCGCACTTCTGCTTCTTGAACAGTTAATGGGAACAGATGTTGCTCCTCGTAAAAACTTCATCTTTAATAATATAGATTTTTCGGAAGTGAGAGAATGACTGTTGTATATGCGGCAAATCGCAATTGGTATAAACATTTGCCTACAGCTATTGGGTCTTTACTAATGCACAATCCAGATGCCTTTGTATATATTATAGCTGAAGATGATTAGATTGATTGTATTAAACGAACCCAAAATTTAAAAATTTTAAATATTAATAATTTTCCATCCTTTATTGATCCACAGCATCCTAATGCTATGTCACATTGGACTATATTTGCTCTAACTCGATGTTTTTTAACCAAAATGATTGATGAAGATAAAATTTTATGGTTAGATGTTGATACTATTGTTAAAGACTCGCTGGATGAATTATGGAATAAGGATATGACAAATTTAGCTATTGCTGGGTGGTGTGAATAGCCACAAAATTGGACTCATATTAAAGCACGAAAAACAAAAAGCAAATATGTGAATTCTGGCATTTTATTAATGAATTTAAAATTTATTAAAGAAAAAAAATTTGATGATAAATTTATTGAAATGTTAAGTAAAGACAAATTACGCAATCCTGATCAAGATACATTAAATGTAGTATGTGATGGTTATATTGGTTATATTGGTGCAGAATATAATTTTGGCCCAATTATTACTTTAGCAGAAAAACGACAAGTTGGTCAGAACTATAAAATTTATCACATGACATGGTACAAGCTATGGGATCCCAAATCGCCAGGACCACATAATTTGTATAATAGCTACTATAGAGAAACATTATATTAAAAAGCAGAGGTATCCCCTCTGCTTTTAATTCCATTGTAGATATCTAATTAACTAAAGAATAAAATTACCAACCTAAATTAATTCAACCACCACAAATACTACAAAGACCAAGTCCCAAATAAAAGATTTTAATTTTTGTGAAATCGGTGCATATGTAGCACATATAGATAAAAATATTAGACAAACAAATGCACCAATATATTGATAAACATTCATGACCATCACCATTAATAAGTAACTTTACAATTTGACTTTTCAACAAATTTATGGTATAATTATTATATATGATGGAAATTGGAGCTAAAAATACATGAATATTGATATGAAAAAGGTCATAGAAGATTCATTTACACAATACGCGGGCGCGGTGCTTCAGAGCCGTGCGCTGGTAGATGCGCGCGATTGTCTGAAGCCTTCAGCTAGACAAATCTTCTATTCAATGAAACTTCATAAATTTACGCATGATAAGCCATTTCAAAAAACACCCAACCCCATTGGTGCAGCATTGGCAGACTTCTACATTCATGGTGACACCTCTGCCGAAGCTATCATGATGCGCGCGTCGCAGAAATTTGCCATGCGTTATCCTATTACAGAAGTAAAGGGTAATGGTGGTATGTTATATGGATCTGGTACATGGGCCGCGCCCCGATATACAGAAACAAGATTGTCCAACATATCAAATTATCTGTTTGATGATATTGATAAAGATACAATCAGCGAATGGCGTGACAATTACGATGATACAAAGCAGTATCCTGCGGTCTTGCCTTCAAAAGGTTTCTACAATATTGTAAACGGTACAATGGGTATTGGTATCGGTGCCGCATCATCAATCCCTCAGTTTAACATTAGAGATATAAACAAAGCTTTGGAAACTCTTTTACTTAAACCGGATGCAACCTTTGAAGAACTTTACTGCGCGCCCGACTTTGCAACTGGCGCAGTACTTCTGAATGAGAAAGAAGTAAAGGACGCATTAAAGAATGGACAAGGCTCTGCCTGTAAACTGCGTAGCGTTGTGGAATGGGATACCAAGGAAAGATGCTTCATTGTAACGCAGATTCCATACTCGGTTTATACGAACACGATCTGCGGCGAGCTTGAAGAAATTTTGAATGATGAGCTGAACAACCCTGGCATTGAGCGCTTTAATGATTTGACTGGTATTGAGCCGCTGATTAAGATTTATCTTAATAAGAAAGCAAATCCCGATAGAGTGCTGAAATATTTATACAAAAATACTTCACTTCAATATTATTATAGTATAAATATGACGATGCTGGACAACGGGCGCTTCCCACGGGTATTCACCTGGAAGGAGGCCCTCCAGGCTCATGTCAATCATGAGAAGACTGTATATCGCCGCGGGTTTGAATTTGATTTGGCAAAGATTGAAAAGAGAATTCATATTCTTGATGGTCTGCTGATTTGCATCGCTGCAATTGATGAAGTAGTTCATACAATTAAGTCTGCCACTTCGACTGCGGCCGCCTCTAAAGAACTACAAACAAAGTTCCTTTTGGATGAGGAACAGGCAAAAGCAGTTCTGGATATGAAGCTCTCCCGCCTTGCTAACCTTGAGGTCAAAAAACTTGAGGATGAGCGAGAGAAACTCCAAGGCGAGGCCACGCGCATCCGTAATATCCTTGACAATGAAAACCTCTTCAATCAAGAGATAATTAAAGGGTGGCATGAAGTTTCTCAAAAATTTGGTGACGCCCGCCGCACTCAGATTATGAACATCGAATCAGAAAATGATGATGTTATAGAAAAGAAGCAGTTATCACTTTCTTTCACCAATAAAGGCGCAGTATTTGTTACAGAAACATCTGCTCTTTACTCACAGCGTCGCAATGGTGTGGGAACCAAGTTTAAATTAGAGAAAGACGAATTTGTGGTTGACAACCTTGTTGGTGATAATACAGATACAATTCTTTTCTTTACCAAGAAAGGTATGTATTATCATATGAAACTTGGCGCTTTCAATGTTGGTGAAAAACAGTATTTGTCCAACTATACTGTCACCGATGATATATCCGCGGCCGCACTTCTGAATACAAAAAATATGGATAAACATATTGTATTCATCACCAAGAATGGTATTATCAAAAAGAGTAAGCTAACCGAATATAATCTTTCCCGAAATGTTGGCGCCCAGGCACTTAAGTTAGATGCCGGCGATGAGATAGCATCAATCCTCTTTATTGTTGATGAACGAATTGGCATTCTCTCACGAGAAGGGCAGTTTATAATGGTTGATTCTACTCCCATCAAACCACTTGGCCGCCTTACACGTGGTATCATCGGTATTAAACTGATGCCCAGTGATTATGTAGTGAGCGCCCGCGCTATACCGAAGGAGACGACCGCGCTCTTTAGTATTGCTTCTGATGGCAACGGCAAATCAACCTCTATCAAAGAGTTCACAGTTACCAATACCAACACTAAAGGTGTGAAGATACAAAAATCAGACGCTATGTGTGATTTTATGCCGCTTGTTAATCAAACGGATATGCTTATTAACTCCAACACAACACAAATTCGCATAAAGATAAATGATATTCCATCTTTATCACGCGGCACAATGGGAAGTAAGCTCATTAAACTTACAAATAATTATGTTATAGGAATTTCAAGCGTATGATACCTTATATTGAAACACATTTAGTTGACCATTGTAATTTAAAATGTAAAGGCTGTTCACATTTTAGTGGCCTGGCGCCTGAACAATTTAAAGACTTGCATGAATTTGAAAATGAAATGCAACGCTTATCAGAAATTGCTGATGTTCGTATTATTCGTTTAATGGGTGGCGAACCATTACTACATCCTCAAGTTGTAGATTTTTGTGAAATAACACGCCATTATTTTCCAATAAGCGAATTAGTGCTTGTTAGTAATGGGATATTACTTCCTAGTCTTACTGATGAGCAAATTGAACAATTAAATAAAAACAATATTGCTTTATGCATGAGTGATTATGGTTTAAAATTAAATCAAGAACAAATCAATAAATTTCGTACTCACTATTTTCATAATAAAAATGAAATGTATAATATTTCACTTGATTTAAACGGCTCACAAGACCCCAATATTACTTTCCGTCATTGTGATTTAGTCCAAGGCCATTGGTTCTTCTTTAAAAATGGAAGACTTTATCAATGTTGTATTATGGCTAATATTGAATTTTTCTGTAATCATTTTAATAAAGAAATTGATATAGATTTAGATGATATTAGTATTGATATATTTAATCATAATGAGAAAGAAATATTAACATTTCTTTCACATCCACATTTAGCATGTAGATATTGTGATACAATTGCGCGTCATTATAGTTATTCTACCTTCTCTATTAGTAAAGGTGATATAAATGAATGGACAATATGATATTTCAATAATTATACCATGTCATAATCTTGAATTGTATATTTCTAATTTGCTATATAGTTTTTATATGTTAAATTTAGATGATGTACAAGCTGAATTTATCTTTGTCTTAGATGCTTGTAATGATAATACCGAGCAAGTTATTATA